GGCCCACGGCCGGTAACTATCCGGGTGCTCGTACGATCCTGAATCAGGACACGAACGGCACGGTGCAGGCGGCCGGTGCTGGAGCTGGTGGTGGAGCTGGTACTTACCCGACGAATCTGTATGCGGATCTCTCGACCGCGACTGCGGCGACGATTAACCAGCTCCGTCAGGCGTTCCAGATTCAGAAGCTGCTCGAGCGTGACGCGCGTGGCGGCACGCGGTACACCGAGATTGTGCGGTCGCACTTCGGTGTTGTTTCTCCGGACGCGCGTTTGCAGCGCCCGGAGTTTTTAGGCGGCGGGAGCACGCCGGTGTTGATTAACCCGATAGCGCAGACCTCGGGTACTGCGGCTACGGGTACCACTACGCCTCTGGCGACGCTTGGCGGTGTAGGTACTGCTGTGTCTCAGGGTCATGGTTTTTCTCAGTCGTTTACGGAGCACGGTCACATTATCGGTTTGGTTTCTGTGCGTGCGGATCTCACTTATCAGCAAGGCAAGCGCAAGCTGTGGGATCGCAGCACTCGGTATGATTTTTATTTCCCAGCGTTTGCGATGCTGGGTGAGCAGTCGATTCTCAATCGGGAGATTTACTGCGATGGATCTGCAAACGACGTTGCAGTATTCGGGTATCAGGAGCGCTGGGCAGAGTATCGGTATTCGCCCAGTCAGATCACTGGTTTGTTCCGCTCGACGGCTGCCGGCACTATCGATGGATGGCACGCAGCGCAGAAGTTCACTGCGTTGCCTACGCTTAACACTACGTTTATTCAGGATACGCCTCCTCTGTCCCGCATCATTGCTGTTGGTGCTTCTGCTAACGGTCAGCAGCTTATTTTTGATTCTGTTTTTTCTATGCATATGACTCGTCCAATGCCGATGTACTCGGTTCCTGGTCTTATTGATCATTTCTGATTCGCTAAAGGCCCGACGTGTTTTCTCGGGCCTGTTTTTGTCAGATTTGGTGTCTTATTATCCCTATGGCATTATGATTTTGCGCAGCTTAATATCTATGTGTCCTAGGGTTTTCAGACTACTATGTTCGGTTTAATACTTATGGTGATTGCATGATTGATACTGTTTGGGCGAATCAGGGAGGTTCAGGTATGTCGGATATGTTTGGCATTGGCTCAGTGTTGTCAAGTGTGATTTCTGGTGGTCTCAATATTCTCGGTGCTAATAAGCAGAACGCTGCTTCTGCGCATCAGGTCGGCTTGCAAGAGGATTTTCAGGAGCGGATGAGTAATACCGCTTACCAGCGTTCGGTGAATGATCTCAAGGCTGCTGGGCTGAATCCTATGCTTGCGTACTCGCAAGGTGGCGCTAGTGCTCCTGCTGGAGCTGCTGCTCCTATGGTGAATACGTTGTCCGGTGCCGCTTCGTCGGCTGGCGAGATGGTTCAGAAGGTCGCTGATTTGTCGCTGACGCGGTCGCAGGATCTGAAGGCGAAGTCCGAGGCTGCGGTTAATGCGGCCCTGGTGCCGCAGGTGCAGGCGCAGACGCGTGGCAATGTTGCCAGCGCTAAGGTCGCGGAGCAGACGATTGAGGAGCTGATTCGTACAGCTCGTGGTCAAGCGGAGCAGTCTCAAGGTAAAGGCGTACAGGAGTCTGTCGCCGGTAATCGTGCTCAGCACGCGAATGAGTTTCAAGAGCGCGACGTGCGTCGCGAGCAACAGATGCGTGATGAGCAGCTTAAGCAGCAGGTTGCTGATCGGTTGCTGACTGAGCTGGCGGTTCCGCAGGCACGAGCTGAAGCGAGTATCTACGGCAAGGACAACTTTGTTGGTCGTGCTCTCCCGTATGCGAAAGCACTCGGGTCTATTTTCAACTCTGCGACGTCTGCGCGTCGCGCTATCAAGGGAGGTTACTAATGGCAACTCCTAAGCCCGGTCCGGTGAATTCTGGTGAGCCTTTTCCGCAGACTCTTCCGGACGAGAAGCCTACGCCAGTTGCTTCTCATCAGTACGTCTATCAGCCCACGGCTCCGTTCGTTCGTTCTCCGTACAACTACGATACTCATGCCGCCTCGCAGCAAAGCGGTCTACTCTGTCGCGATCCCTCTCTGGCCGTTCAGGACGCAAAGGACGAGGTTGACATCAATACGATTGTTCGGAACTTCGGTCTTACTGGCCAGTTGCCCGAGAATGTGCGCGCGCCGACCTATGGGGATTTTGTTGGTGTGTCTGATTATCACTCGGCGATGATCGCGATCGAGCTGGCGCGTGAAGCGTTCGAGGAGCTGCCCGGCGAAGTCCGGGCGCGTTTCAATCACGACCCTGCGGCGTTCGTGGATTTCTGTTCGGTTGAGGGTAACGACGACGAGCTGCGGAAGCTCGGGCTGATCAAGCCTAAGGAAGCTATAGTTGCGGCGGTCGCACCGCAGACGGTGACGGCTCCACCTTCGGGCGACGTACCCACGTCCTAAGTGTGGTCTTTTGTCCCCCGGGACATCCCCTCCCCGTCCCGGGGGGCTTTTTTGGGGGGCGTAAACCATTTCATTTCTGGGTATGAAATGGTTTTAGTGGAGAAAACGGCAGTTTTCGGAACGTTTTTTAACTGAAACAGGAGGTTATATGGCTGCTTTGCGGCGTCACGGCGTGAATAAGCATCGCTCGGCGCGTAAGTTCAGGCATCAGGCCGGGCGCACGAAGGCCCCTAACGTAGTTCAGGGTCCGATGCGCGGCGGTTGGAGATTGTGATGTGGCGTGCTACCACCCCCTGCAAGCCTTCAGAACGGCCTCTGGTGAGGTTATTTTTGTGGAGCGCAAGGCAGATGTGGTCCAGACGCTCAATCTTCCCTGTGGCCGCTGTGTGGGCTGCCGGCTGGATCGGTCTCAGCAGTGGGCCTTGCGGATCATGCACGAGGCCAAGCTCCACGATGCTTCGGGATTTGTGACGCTGACGTATGCGGAAGTTCACAATCCTGTGACATTGCGGTATGAGCACTTCCAGCAGTTCATGCGTCGGGTCCGGTACGAGTGCGGACCGACGCGGTTTTTTGTGTGCGGTGAGTATGGGGACCTCCATCGACGTCCCCATTTTCACGCCGGTCTTTTTGGGCTCGACTTCCGTCAGGATCGTAAGCGTTGGAAGAAATCCGAGGCCGGCTCGATGTTGTATCGCTCTCCGACGTTGGAGAAGCTTTGGCCGCTTGGTTTTGCGACTGTTGCGGATCTGACGTTGGAGAGCGCTGCGTATTTGGCTCGCTACAGTTTCAAGAAGGTGACCGGCGACTTGGCGGACGCTCATTACCGCCTGGTGGACACGGATACGGGCGAGGTGACGCAGCTCGTTCCGGAGATGGCGCATATGTCGTTGCGCCCTGGTATCGGTGCGGACTGGTTTGCTCGTTACTGGGCAGATGTGTATCCGCATGATCGCGTCATAATGAAGGGGCGCAAGCACAAGGTCCCGAAATATTATGACGGGTTGCTCAAGCGTATCGGGCCTGATTTGTTGGAGGATGTTCAGCAGCAGCGGATCCTTAATGCTGTTGACAAGTGGCCCGATAATACGCCTGAGCGTTTGGGTGTTCGTGAGCAAGTCACGAGCGCGCGTGTGAAGTTCTATAAGAGGAAATGACTATGGTACGTTTGTTGATGGCGATCTACGATACGAAGGCGGAGGTGTACTTCGCTCCGTTTGTTGCGCCCACGCTTGGCGCATGCTATCGGAATCTCGCCGATGAAGTGAATAAGAAGGGTGACCCCTCTAACATGCTTGCGTCACACCCTGGTGACTTCGAGCTGTGCGAGTGCGGTAGTTACGATGATGAGACTGGTTATATCGAAGCCCACAAGGCTCCTAAGATCATTTGTCGGTTGTCGGACCTGGTGGTGGTCGAGGATTAGTTCGTGCAAGCACGGTTCTGTTTTTGTCGTCATGTGGTTCCGGCGGAGTCCGGATGGTGTGCTAGCAAAGCACGACGCCTTCCCCCGGGCCAAGCGATGCCCGGGGGGGGGACCCCGTTCGGGGGGGCGCCGGGCGCTTATCGCTGGCCGTTTTTGACTTTTTCTTTTTTCTTTGGAGGCTGCGGCGATGATGTTCCGTAACAAGAGTGTCGATGTTCACCGCTTCTCGATGATCCCTAAAGCGGATATTCCGCGATCATCGTTTCTCGTTGAGCATACGCACAAGACCACCTTTGATTCTGGCTACCTCGTTCCTGTGATGATCGAGGAAGTTTTGCCCGGCGACACGATCCGTTGTCGCATGACGTGTTTCGCTCGCTTGGCGACCCCTCTCTACCCTCTGATGGATAACCTCTATCTGGATTCGTTTTTCTTTTTTGTTCCTAACAGACTAGTGTGGTCCAACTGGGTGAAGTTTATGGGGCAGCAGGCGAATCCTGCGGACAGTATCTCGTTTGTCATGCCGACTTCGACGACTCCCGTCGGTGGTTATGCGATCAACTCGCTTCAGGATTATTTCGGGCTTCCTACTGTCGGTCAGCTCGGCGGTGGCGCTACGACCACGCATCAGACGCTGCCTATTCGTGCGTACAACTTGATTTGGAACGAGTGGTTCCGCGATGAGAATCTTCAGAATTCGGTCACGGTGGATCTTGGTGACGGTCCTGACACTACCGCTAACTACGTCCTCTTGCGTCGTGGTAAACGACACGATTATTTCACCTCCGCCCTGCCCTGGCCTCAGAAGGGCGGTACTTCAGTGGCCCTGCCCCTCGGAACCTCAGCAACGGTCAGAACGAACGCGAGTCGTTTGGTGACCGGTGCGCAGTC